GTTTGATCTTTGGTTCGCTGCCAGTCCCGCTTGAACCGAATGACTTTCGAACCGTATACAACATAAATTATTACAATGACTTAGGGGGTGGAGAGGGTTCGCGGCCAGACCCATCCCCTCCGCCACCTTGACCTCCCGAATCTGCGCAAGTGCTCTCACGGGGGCCTTTTTTCTTTTGGTTACAAAGGGGTTTGGTCGTGGCGACCGGCCTCCAGAGACTGACCAAATGCCGTAATCTGGTCTCTGAACCCTTTGTGTCTCTTTCCGACCGGCCCTCGGCTCGAATGGGGCGGATTCAAAGTTTTCTTTATTTTCAAGGCCTTGCGATTTTTGTGAGACCGGCCTGTTCGGAAGTGCGACCAGTGCCCTTTCGCGAAGCGAATCCGGGAGACGGTCGCCATCCACACACCCACGCATTGGCGTAAATTACGAGTCAATTTTCGGACGTGCTGATGGCCTCAAACACTGCGTTTGCCTGCTCATCCCACGGCAAGGCTGAAATTTCGATCAGGTTCAATAATGTCACTGCGGGCACGTCGCGCTTGTAAACAATGCGCTTGAGAACAGCGGGTGCGAGATAGGCCAGCCGCATTCGTCGGCTGACTTGCCGCTCGGAAAGTCTGACGGCGATTGATAAATCTCTCACGGTGCCAAATTCGCCTGCCTCCATCCGCCGCCGCCAGGACCATGCGCGGCCGATGGCGCGCAGGACATGCGGATCCTGTGTCTGGTCTTCGCTCGGCAGGTACTCAGCGGGCGGCATTATTTTTGGCCGCCCATTTTTCTTGCGAAGTTTGAGGGGTACAAAGATCTGGATGGTGTCGGACGCGCCCATTATTCTGCGGCCTCAAGCTTGCGTGGAACCATCAGGTCCCGCATGACACCTGCGATGCCGTCGGTGCGCAGGTCGATAATGAGCCCCTCGGCAGTCACGGTCACGCGCCGGATTAGTAGCTGAATGAGACGGGCTTGCTCTGCCGGAAAGAGCTGGTCCCAAAGCTGCGGAAACTGCTGCAAGGCGGCGATTACGTCAGCCTCGGGAATGTCATCCCTGTCCAATTTGGCAATAACCTGTGCCGTGGTTTCCGGTGTGCGCAGAACGCGGCGGATCTCGGTAATGACAGCACCCTCGGCTATATCCGCTGGCAGGCGTCGGGGGATGCCATCCTCGGGCGTCTCTCGGTTCTTCAGAAGATCCATCGACACGTAATACCGATACCGGCGCGTTCCTTTTTTCGTACTTGACGGCGTCATCGCCGCACCTGTGGCTGTGAAGATTAGGCCCTTCAAAAGTGCAGGTGTCTGCGTACGGGTGTTGTTCGCCCGCTTGCGTGGGCTTTCGCCGAAGATGTCATGCACCTGATCCCAAAGCCGCTCATCGATAATTGCGGTATGCTCGCCGGGATAGGCTTTGCCCTTGTGGACAGCCAGGCCGCGGTAGACGCGGTTATTGAGCATCCGGTACAGGTACCCTTTGTCGATGAGGGTGCCGCGCTTGTTTCGAAAGCCTTCCTTTCTCAAGTCTTTGGCCAGGCTGGTTGCTGAACCGATTTCGACAAAGCGCTTAAAAACCATTTGGACGCGAGCAGCTTCGTCCTCGTTCACCAGCAATTTGCGATCCTTCACGTCATATCCGATGGGGACTGGGCCGCCCATCCAGATGCCCTTCATGCGCGACGCCTTCACCTTGTCGCGAATGCGCTCGGCTGTCACTTCGCGCTCGAATTGGGCGAAGCTAAGCAGGATGTTCAGGGTCAGCCGCCCCATGGAGGTGGTTGTGTTGAACGATTGCGTGACCGACACGAAGGTAACGCCGTTTCGGTCAAAGACCTCCACCAGCTTGGAAAAGTCCATCAGAGAGCGCGACAACCGGTCGATCTTGTAAACGACAACCACGTCGACCAGGCCGTCCTCAATATCGGCCAGCAGCTGCTTCAGGCCTGAGCGTTCCAACGTGCCGCCAGATATCCCGCCATCATCATACTGGTCACGCACCAGCGCCCAGCCTTCCGACTTCTGACTGGCGATATAGGCCTCGCAGGCTTCCCGCTGCGCATGGAGCGAGTTGAACTCCTGCTCGAGCCCTTCCTCGCTGGATTTGCGAGTATAAATTGCGCAGCGCAGGCGACGGATCGGTTTTGGGGGCGCATCAATCATGCCTCACCCCGCTTTCGCTCACGGAGCCCAAAGAAGCGGTATCCGTTCCATTGAGTGCCGGTGATGGCGCGCGCCACCGCTGAAAGTGACTTGTAGCGGCGGCCGTCCCATTCGAAGCCTTCCGTCAAGACCGTGACGGTATGGGCAACGCCGTCCCATTCGCGGATCAGCTTTGTGCCGACCACAGGATTGCGGGGATCCGCAATCTGGGCCTTGCGCGTCAGCGTCCCCTCGACCTCGTCGGCCAGAAGGTCCAGCAGGCGGCGCGTCTGCTTGTCAGGGCCCCCGTAGGTCAGCTCTTGAATGCGGTAAGCTAAGCGGCCTTCCAGAAAGCCGCGGCTGTTGTTGGGGGCGGGCGCGTCAAAGAGCACCTGCCATTCTGCTTTCAGGTCATTAACCGACATTGCCTTCAGCGCAGCCAGGCGCGCCAGGATGGGGTCGTGTGTTGTCATGCGGATCTCCTCTGAGTTGGACCCGCAGTACCGCTCTGTTCTGGCTGGAAGTGTAGCGAACTATCTCTACTTTCGGCGAACGTGTCGTGGTGATCGCGCTGCACCAGGCGCACCACAGCTGTCGCGAGCAGACCGTTCAGCTCAGTGCGGCGTTCATGCGCCGTCATGCGGTCGGGATGATGGGGGTTGCAATGGTTCATGTTTTTTCTCGTGGCTCTGCTTTTTGATGTTCTCTCACAATGATTTTCTGCAAGCGCGCAGCGATGGCATCGCGGTCTTTCGCTTGCCAACGTCGCCGGTAGAGGTCGCGCTCGAGGATGTCTTCAGCGTCCTGCTCAAGGCGCTTTTCAAGTCGCGCATTTGTTTTGGGGATCATTGCTGGATTTCCTTATCTGCCTGTGGCGCGATCTGGTGCTGCAGACCACCATCCTCGGAAAGTGTGATTGTGATCAGGTCGCTGGGCAGCTGTCGCCAGAGCGAGACGGTTGCCACAGATTCCTCGTTGCCCGAGCGCTCTGCGGTATTGCACCATTCCAGCACGTGGCCGATTGTGTCGGGCAGATCATCCGGTGCGCGCGCGTTGATTTTTCCGATGACATTGGCAATTTCATCCTCGTGCCAATCAATACCGATTTCACGGCACCAACTTACGATGTCATTCCACAAATCAGGGGCATCGCGACGCAGGCTTCTGTTCATGTTTTCTCTCCTTGAAGCGTGATTAGGCTGGCCACGTGGCGGCATCTTCTTTGCCGCGCAGCATGTGGCTGGCGACCAAAATCTTCTCGATCTCCGGCCAGTGGTCGCTGGCCTCTATCCACGGGACGAGGTGGTCACGGACGTAGGTCATCGCGTCGTCCATGAAGGCGGAGAATTCATCCCCGTCCATCGAGGCGAAGCTGATCGACACCGGTCGCGCGACGATCGCGATCGCGCCCTCTGGAATGTTGTGTCGTGCTCGCTCCGACCGCGTCATATTGCGGTTCCGGGTGCGTCCGGTTGCCACCAGCAGGTCGTCCTTGATGTTCTCCGCGGTCCATTCGGCGCTGGTCGGTCCATCGTTCAGGGCCTTTGCCACGTAGGTCAAAAAGGCCCAGAACAGGCGGTGCTGCTTGCCGTTGCGCGGCCGCGTGGGTTCGATCTTGTAGAGCGCGCCAAACTTGAGCTTCTCGATCGCCAGCTGACCCGCTTTTGAGGATGGGACCAGCATATGGTCAAACCGGTGCACAAAAAATGCATAAGCCATCACACCAACCCCACTTTTGTCGCAAGCCACTCCGGCAACGCGACCGTTTTGACACCAGGGTTGTTGGTCGCACTCACCTCGACCAGGGCGAGGGGCAGCCAGACTGCCGCGTCGCTGTCGCCGGTGTGAACCAGCACTGCGCGCTCCGTGAGCGCGACCATCTCCACGTCGATGTAAGCGAGTGCGCCGCTCATATCCGCCACTCCGGAGCAAACGGAATTTCGTTGTCGATGTCGCTGCCGCTGCTGGGTCGACCACCCGAACCGTAGCCCGAGCCACCACCAGAGCCGCCGCCATAGTCACCGCCCGA